CAACGTGAGAATTAATATCTCTTGATCCATTTTTATATCCCAATATATTGGTCAAATCTTTTCCTACGAACCAAGGTGTACCATTAACTTCTAAAGTTCTAACTTCTTTCCCTTCAAACTTAAATAATTGAAGATTATTTACCATAATAAGCATTCCTTTCTATGAGATATAATTAATTCATCCTGTAAATGGAGGTGAATTTTATGACAGATGAACAAATCGCTCATGATATAGCTGTTGCCTTGGCTGTAGCAAGTGCTCAAAAGAAAAATACTTCTAATACTTCGTTGTCTGCGGTAACTGAGTATTTTAGAATTTATAAGCGTGTTTTAAGCCAGGTGAAATCATCTAATCATTAATCTTGACTAGTCAAAACTAGATTATTTTCTAGTTTTGGCTTTTTTAATGCTAGTGAATAATTTTCCTTTGCTTCTAGCATTGAAATAAGTGCATCTTTAATGTCGTAATCAAATTCATCTTTTTGAATTAATTTAGATGCTAATTGATCAATCACGGCATTAATTTCAATCATTGTTTCATCCATATCGAACACTCCTTCCTGCTTATTTATCTTTACGTGACAGATAGAACAAGTATTGTGTAGTTGTACCTAGGTAATCAGCTACATCTTGTAAGTAATCTGCTCTCGGCATGTTTTTGTTCCACTTGCTGATTAATCCATTTGATAAATTCAAATCACGTTCAATTTGATAAATAGATTTTCCATTTTTATGTGCTACCTCTTTGATAGCCGTATATAATGACATTCGCTTTCACCTCACAATAAAATATTTTCTTAGAAAATAAACTATTCCTGTTGCATTAATGCCGAAAATATTCTATTATAAGAGCGTACTAAATAGCCCGTTATTATCAAATACTCGGTGCAAAAAAATAGCTTTTTTTCTGTGCTTATCTCAAGCACATTTATAATATAGCACCGATAATATTCGGCGTCAATATAATTTTATAAAATATTTTCGGAGGTAATCTAAAAATGTCGGTGCTTTATAGTCGTATCACGGATTTAACGGCGCTTAAAAAAATGAGTCTAGCAGAATTAGAACGAAAATTAGGCTTTTCAAATGGAATTATTTCTACTTGGAAAAAGAGTAATCCATCAATTGATAAGGTTGAGAAAGTAGCCAATTTATTTGACACTACTACCGATTATCTTTTAGGTAGAACTGACGACCCAAGCATCCCTGACAAGCCTACAGTAACAGAAGCTGATTTAGACGAAATGCTAGACAATGCCCACTCTTACGATGGCAAGCCACTAGATGACCATGACCGTGAACTTATTAGGCAATATTTAAACGCCCTTCTTAATAAATAATTCAAGGTGAGTATTATGGATAGTCACTTAATATACTTGCTTAAAAAATACAATTTGCATCTTCAATATGGTCCTTCCCACGAAAAGGGATGCATTGTTAGAACTCCCGCTAGCTTTCCTGACCTCTTAATGGTTAAAGAAGGACTATCTGATGAAGAGACAGAAAAGGTCATCTTACACGAAATTGGACACGCAAAGAATGATCCCTCAATTGTGGGAAATTATAAATATATTGGTTCAGCCCATTCTTGCAGTGAACATGGAGCTAATAATTTCATGGTTCACGAAAAAATCAAACAATATGTAGCATTAGGTAATGAACCAGATGAAGCAAATTACGTAAATATTGCCGTTGGTCTAGGCATTAACAATTTTGACGAAGTTCGTGAAGAGCTTTTGAAATATGTTGCAAAATAAAAACCGCCCTCTCGGACGGTCATGGAGAATGAAAATGAAAAGAAAAATTATTTTCTTTTTAGACTATTAGGAAATTGTATAAAAAGAATACAATTCAACTTACTAGTTACAAAAATGTATAAAAAAATACATTTTTGATTGACACATTGCCCTTTTACCTGATAAGATTTAGTTAATCAATTTAAGTGACCGCTGTGCGGTCGTACCAAAAAGGACATGTGTTTTGATACATGTCCTTTTTGTGTTGGAGAATTAAAATGAATACCAAACCTTTTTTAACTATTGATAAACAAATAGAATTACTAGAACAACGTGGTCTGTTATTTCAAAATAAAGAAGCAGCCAAAAAAGATTTATTGAGTTACGGCTATTATGAAATTATTAATGGCTATAAAGACTGTTTTTTAGCTAATCCATTAGATTCAGAAGACAAATTCAAGGCTGGAATTACTTTTGAACATATTTTTCAATTATTTACTTTAGATAGAAAAATAAGATCTGAAGTTATGTCTGCTATCGAAATTTTTGAAGCTAACCTAAGACAGGCATTAGCATATACAGTAGCAGAACAAATATCTGAAGACCAAACAATATATTTAAACCGAAAAAATTACGTTACAGGTAAAAAGCAATACAATAAATCCCTTCATAAAATGGTTTATCCTATTGATGCTCTGCTAAGTATTCTAAAAGGTATTACGCATGCTAAGTCTGAACCATATAGCCACTACCGAAATGATCACCATAACATTCCACCTTGGATAATTGTTAAGAAACTTAACTTTGGAAATTTAATTTGGTGGTACAGACTTCTTAAAACTCCACAAAAAAGAAGTGTAACTTCTCGTATGACAGGATTAGATGAGGCATTGTTACAGCAGATTAATGCTTTTGAACAAGGATATGTTAACTTGCTATCTTTATACTTAGACTATAGAAACACATCAGCACATGGTGGACGAATCTATAATCATTTTTCTAAAAAGCATGCAATTCCATATAATCCTATAATCCATGGTCTTCTTAAAATTTCACCAGCTGATTATAGAAATGGTAAAGGTCAAAGTCGTCTAGGTACATTAATTAATACATTAGAATTTTCACAAGATCGAACCGCATACAATGAGCTAAGTGGTGGTATTAGTTTTTACATTAAAAGATATCTTGAACTTTATCCTGATGAAAAAGAGTTTATTTGTAATCAAGCAGAACTCAATGCTGATTTTTTAAGTAAATAAATTAAACTTAGTCTAAACGGCTGGCGACTATAAAAGCTGAAATAAAAAAAGCAGGCATCCCTAGAAGTTAAAAGCTCTTAGGGCGCCCGCTCTTTCATGTTATGTCACTCTCCTGAGTTTAGCACAGCAAGCTGTGCCCATGTCACTCGGAGGTGACAAACATGAACCAAACAATTATTACATTAATCATCTTACTTCTTTTGATTCACGAAATCAACAAGAGATAATCTGACCGCGGGCGCCCTAGCTGCGCGCTCGTCCCGATCGCGCAGCTTAATAATAAAAAAGACTCGCAAGATATTAATTATCTTACAAGCCTAGCCCAAAACTGGGCACACGTGATCCTAACTCATATTCTAGCAGAATTTTGATTACCGTACCGCTATTCAAAATTATATGCTACAGTCTAATATCAAGCCAAGCAATAAAAAAAGACCCGCAAAGCGCTGGTAACACTTCACGGGTTTGCTGATTGGCTGATATTAAACATTTAACCTAGAAAGAAAAAATGCTTTTTGCATACCCTATTTTATCAGAAATAGAGGTAATTTTAAAATGGTCAAATATTATACTCCTCAAGTAGAACCTTTAAAGAATGGTAAGTTTAAATATTCAATTAGATATACTGATCCCTCTTTTGTTGGTGTGCACAAAAGTTCTACCACGATTACAAAAAACACTGCTAAGGCTCGAAATTTAGCTGATGTGAAAGTCAAAAAGATGATCCAAGATAAGTTAAATATTCAATCTATTAAACAAATTACGATGAATAAACTTATTGAAGATTTACAAACTAATATGTCTAATCAGGGCTTAGCACCTAAAACTTTAGATACTTACTTTGCTTGCCTTAGTAAAATTTCTAGGACTTTCGGAAAAAGATCGGCTGATTCTATTACTACTATTGAACTTAATACATACATTAATAATCTTCTTTATAAAGATGAATTATCTAATGCTACTGCACATAAATATCATGTGGTTTTTACAAAACTTTTTGATTTTGCAATTCAATTTGGGTATGCAAAAAAGAATCCAGCTTTAAAAGTAAAAATTAATTTTAAAAATGAACGTGCTAAGAAGCAAGATCGAGTAGAAAACTGGTATCTTACCGATAAAGAACTGAGCAAATTATTTAACCATTGTTTAGAAAAAAAGAGAACTGATTTTTATGCTTTATTCAAAATGCTATACCTTACTGGTATGCGTGTAGGAGAAGGATGTGGGGTGCTCGTAAAGAATATATTTCAAGATAAAGAAACAAAGCTATGGTATGTTAATATTTCAGGCACTTTAATTAGTACTGAAGGACATCGGAATGAAAGACAAGAGTTTACCAAAACATCCTCTAGCCAACGAACTATTGTTTTGCCTAAAGAAGCAGTTGTGATATATAAAGAGTTTTCTAAGGGACAAAACTCTAATGATTTCCTATTTCATAATAAATACAGTAATACTAATGGACCGATAAATACATCAGCTGTAAGTAGATTTCTAAGAGAGTTTGTAAATGAACAGAAGTGGAAGAAGAAAGCTACTTCACATATCTTCCGTCATACTCACGTTTCCAAACTTGCAGAGGAAGGATATCCATTAAGTTTAATTACCGATAGAGTTGGTCATGCCAATTCTGATATTACAAGAAAAATTTATTTACACGTTACCCATAAACAACACTTAGAATTCGATGAAGCTATACAAAATTTTGAATAAAACTGTCCCTTTTTTGTCCCTTCTTAAGTTTAATAGCCACACATAAAAGCCCTGTAGCACTACTGCTACAGGGCTTTCTTTATTATTCTACACTTCTTAGGAGGTTCAATGTTACAAAATCACACCAATGTTGATATTAAAGCAAAACCATTGATAAATCAACAATTTTAGATGTTGACTAGTTGTCATCAAATGCCACTAAATGTCAATTATTGCCACTAGTTTGTCCCTTTTCTGTCCCTTTTTCAGATGTCTAATTGCTTTTCTCGATCAGCAATATACTGCTTTATATTTTTTAGGTCTTCTTCAGTTGCTAAATTCAATATGAAGCTTTTAGCAGTTGAACGTTTATTGATGTATAATTTTCTAGCTTTATTTTTTTCGTCCCATTTTTTATTAGCCTTAGCTCTTGCTTCTGTAATTTTAGCCATTTAAAACACCACCTTCCAGAGAACCAGTAAAGTTATTATTGTACCTAAAACAATTAAAAACCTTCTTGGATAAAATTCAAATTTTATCTCTTTATTGTTATATTTCTTCTGAATTTTTAGATTTTTCATTTGTAAAATTCCTTTTTGCTTAGTAAAATGAAGATATAGAAAGGGAAGGGAGTTCCGTTCCCTCCCTCTTCAATTATTAGTTCCATTCAATGGAAATTTCGTAAACCAAGAACCAAAGATTGATTTTGAAGTGCATCTTTATTCTTGGTTTTTTCTTATGCCTTTTTTTCTTCATCTTAAATTCTCCTTTCTATCCTGTATCGTTTTCCTCCTTTCAATTATTATAATACACGCTTTAGCGTACATTGTCAATAAAAATCATAAAAAATAATACAAAAAAATAGCCACTCCAGAGAAATCTCCAGAGTGGCTATTAGTGTAGGATTTAGAACGCACCTAGCCAGTCCTACTAAACTAGATTACGTTAGCTAAGCTCACGTAGAGTTTCTTAGCTTGCCCAAATCCATTATATCAAATTATTTAAATGTTCCCCATGCTTCTGTACCAACTCGACCAACTAAGTATCCATCATGCCCGTTCTCGCGTGGTTGTTGTAACCATACACGTCCAGCATTATCTCTAGCCCAAGCATTATATTTAACTTCTACACTCGCTGGTAATTGAGCAATAATTGAGCTTTGTGTAGTAGCACCCCAGCGTAAGTTAATAGCTCCACCAGTGATAAAAGTGCCTTGTTCTTCATGCCAAGTCATGCCTAAGCTATCAGTCCATGTTTTCTCTTGTGTAGAAGATGGAACAGATTGAGAAGCTGGCTTACCACTATTGGATTGAGACACGTTCTCGCTAGCATTAAATAAGTTGTTGCCATTATCTGTTACTGTAATTGATCCATCTATCTTAAAATCTAAAAGGTTATCGGTGTATTGCCATGCGTCTACGTATTTTGCAGATGGGAAGTAATTGAAGTCTGGATTCTTGTCATCTGGTGCGCCATTAGCTTTAACGTATGCTGCTAACCAGAACCAATCCATATAAGGCTTAATTGCTTCAAGGTCAAAGCTTGGTAATAAATATTTGTAAGTGTAAAAACCAGGTTTAAAACCAGCGTCTCTTAAAGTTTTCAAAAATACAATTACTGCGCTCGTTGGCATTCCTTTAATTTCGGCATCAAGAATCATTAAAGTATTAGGCTTTACATTAACTTGGCTCTTGGCACTATCAATAAAGTACTTAGCTTCACTAGAAGCTTGCGCATCATTAGTGAAACGACCAAAGTGATAGAATGCAAAGCCATTAACGCCACCTGCTGCTGATTTATCAACCAAATCATGAATGTATGGGTTTACGTAATTAGTGCTTTCGCTAATCTTTACAATTGCTTTCTTGACCCCTAACTTCTTGTAGTCGTCTACTGTTAGATCTTTTTGAAAGCTTGATAAGTCGACAAATATTTCTCTTGCCATGTTTATGATTTCCTTTCTTGAATGAATTAAAAATATATTGATTATAGGTGTACATAGCTATTTAGTTTCTAATTTACTAGCATCAATATGTCCATTAACCATAGCTGTGCTAGTTTGTTCAGCTATTTTATTGCTATCAATTTTTGTAACCACATTAGTTTGACCAGCGTTTTTTACTTCGCTGTCATACATGTGCTGTACATAATTGCGCACTGTATCGCGACTAATTGGCACATTTGGATATAGCTTAGCTAATTGACTATAGACTTCATCAGTCGCGTCAGTTAACTTCTTTGAGCCTGCTTTATCATCAAGGGATGCTTGATAAGTAGTTGCCTTTAAAGCTAATTCGCCTGCCGTTTCTAAAACTGTCGCAAGCTTAGGATGAGTGAGCTTTAATTTTTCTAATTTCTGCTTATTCATGCTGTAAGCAGTAGCCATCCCAGCTACTAATAAAACTACAATTGCCCAAATTAAATTAATGTCTAATCTCATTTTCGTAATTCCTCTCTCAATTTTTCATTCTCTTCTTGTAGATGCTTAACCTGTTTCTTGTAATCGTCACGTTCGCTTTTTAATTCCTCGACAATTTCTTGAAAAGTATCTCGCTTGTTTTTGTGATATGCGTTATATGCAGTTATTAGCACTCCCAAAAATGTTCCAAGAGCACCGATAATTAGGTCTATATGCAAGCGAAACACCTCCTAGCGATCACGAGCTACATGCAAAATCAAAAGAAAAAGGACTACATCGCCAATGACGGTGTGTCCCATTCTGAATTCAGATGTAAAGATAATGTGTCCTAATTGCAAGAATGCCAAGCCTAATACAATACCTCCACATACTACTAAAAGCGTACGAATTAATAAGGTATCGTCAGGTCTAAATGCAGTAGCAAAAAATAATACTATGCCAACTAGCAAAATAAAAATATCTATTCGCCAGTCATTGAGCGCACTTTGCAAATTAGGCGGCCAAAAAAAATAATGACGATCGTACCAAAGTGAGCCGCCAATAGCGATCATAGTTATTGCAATAATTACCTGAAGGTCATTAAGCTTGAGGTTGACTAAGTACCGTTTCAGCTTGGCCATAGTCCTCACCTGTGATTTCTTTATATTCTTCTTTGCTAAGAATGCCTTGTTGAACATAGCTTCGAAAAGTTAAGTTGGCTTCTTCTTTTTTGCCAAACCATCCCCAGTTATATTGATTCTTCCATGATTCAATTAGCTCTCTTTGAACTTCTGCGATCATTGCTTGTAAATCCATTTTAAAATCCTCCTATTTTGATACTTCAGTATTGCTGGATTGAGATCTTTTACCCAAGGCAACCATTATTGCACTTAAGTTAGCCACCATTCTGTTAGTTTGTTTAACGGAGGCTTGAAGTTGATCCATAACCTTATCGTTGGCTTCCGCACTTTGCAGAGTGTCTTTGTGAGCTTCTTGCAAGCTAGTAATACTTCCTTCAAGGGTCTTCAAGCTTTCGGTAACTGCTGTCAAACGTTGTCCGTAAGATTCTTCGCTGATGTCGTACCATTCGCCTTTCATCCAATCATATTTTGGAGACTTCAAGTTTGGATCAGGTGGAGTTACTACTAAAGGATATTGATTAGCTGTAATTTCATCAGTTGATGTAATTACCCTAAAAGGCACATCATCGTTTGACCAATAATAAGTCTTCATTGTTACAGCTGATGTTTTTTCTGTATTAGTTGCTGGTGTAGTAACTGGTTGAACATTTTCTGTTACGTTTTGTGCATTTGCAGTTTCTTCTGTCATAGTTAAATTCCTCCATAAAAAAATCCCTAACCATTTGGTTAAGGATTAAAAATATTAAATCGGTGTGTTAGTGTACTTATGCCATTGACCGGACCCATTATAAAGCTTACGGCCATAAAGGTCATCTCCCTCATATACAGTTTGATATTGAGTTTGACCATCTAAATTAGTGACCTTCAAAAATATTGTGTGACGATTGTCTGTTTTGTACGGCCCATTTTGAATAAGACAATTAACGAACTTTATAATTCCTGTTTCTCTATAAGCATTGCAGTCTACGGTTTGATTGCTGATAGTTCCTGATGGGCTATCATAGTCAACGCGGTGTTGAAACATAGTTTGTTGCATGGTAAAGCCTTGCAATCTATCAGATAGATCCGTAACGCTATTCATCATAGCAAACGTACTCCATCCCGGATAGGAGTTTGTTTTTTCAGATACTGTTCGAGCATAAACTTCTGCTCCTCGAAAAATCAACTGATAAATACTATTATTATCATACCTAATGGCGTTCATGTAAAAGTATTGCCGTTGATTTAAATCGGCCCATGGGCCATTTATAGCTACACAATTTATAAATTTATATATACCAGTTTCCCCATAAGTGTTTGAGTTTAAATTAACAGCCGTGTTTTGATCGATTCCTGTTGGATAGCGATAATCGGTATGGTTTCGAAGATCTCGATAAGCTCTGGCAAAAGTAGCTAATGTTGCTTGATCTACTAGCCCAGGCTTTCCAGCCTGTTCTACTGTCGTAGGACCTGGCTGATCGGTTTCAATATTATAGTCTCTAATAACATTCACATTTAGATCGCTTTTTTGTGCTACATCAGGCTTACTTCTAATATTATTCCAACCTACTGATCCCGTATAGTATCCATCCATATTAATTGCAGCTACTTCGTCACCATTAGCACGTCTAAAAGAAATATGATTAGAATCATCATCACCTAATTGAATAGCTAGATCTAGATTGTCGCTGGCGTTGTTATCTCCAAAAATCTTGATGCTATCAGAAACGCCATTCCATTGAATTCCACCAATATTGCCCTCATGAGCATTATAGGGACTTTGCGCATCCCAATTAATCCAGCTTCCCTTCTGCATGTTGCCACCAGATAATGACAATTTAGTAGCTAAATCGCCAGCATTTGTGATTCGTTGCCAGTCAGTAAAGGTATTGCCATTGTACCAGCTACGAACATATACCTGATTTTCCTTTTTAGCATGCAGCATTTGTGTTCCATTTTGCATGCCATCTGAGTTTACCGTTATATCAAACCATGCTGGTATTGGAGAATTAGCTATTCCATCAGTTCCCCTAGCATGGTACATTCCTGGAGTCTTTATGGTATTGAGATCAGTATTATTTTTTATGGCTACTATTGGTACATGCTCTTGAACGGGTTTTAAAAGCCAATTACCAATCTTCCAAGTAAAGTGGATGCCATCATTTAATCCGCCAGTGTTTAGTTCAATGAACACGTCAGTGACATTATTAGTATCAAAAGTAAGGCAAAACAATTCTTTATTGACTGGATCAGCTGGCAAATCTTGATAAGCCAAAATATTATCAGTATTATTTTTATCATAAACTGACACTCTAAACTTATAATCATTATCAGCTATCTTAGTTAATTGCTTTGAATTTTCCCATTCAAAGAACAATCTATACAAGGTATTAGGTGTCAAGTCGCTAACTTCTAGCATTGATCTTTCAATACCAGCAACACCAGTATAGTCATAGATATTCATTCGACTAACATCATCATAAGATATTCTAGCAGCAGCGATCATTTCGTTACTATTCCCCCACTGAGTCATATTAGATTTAAGCTGGACCCAACCTGGCTCAGAATTAAATATCCATTTTTTTAGTTCTAAATCTTTAGCAAAACTAGTCCAATCTATTTGGCCTAGACTTGCTCTTAGTTCGTTTACCTTGGCTTGAACTGCATCGGTTTTAACATTCATATCTGGCAACTTCTTATTCATCAAGTCGGTTAACTCATTGATAATATTGCCAAATTTAGTTGTTAAATCCTGAACAGTATTATTTAAACTATTAGTTTTAACCTGCCATTCTTTAACAATTCGACTAAAAGTATCATCCCAAGAGTGCTGTTTTGCATTCCAATCAGCTTGGTCTTTATCAAGCACTTGCTTCGCATTGTCTTTGATTGCTTGGATAGTGTCTTGGGCTTGTTTATCAATGTTAGCTTTATCACCGTTCCACTGACCCCATATCTGGTTCTTGTTATTCGTCCAGTCCTGGTTAATAGCATTCTTTTGATTTGTGTAGTCTTGCTGACGAGCATTTTGTGCAGCCTTAAATTGATTTTGAAAATCAGCACTTAAAGAATTGTATTGATTACGGAAGTTCTGCAACTCTTGATCAAGTTGCTGTTCCGCTTTTTGCAATTCAGCCTGAAGTTCACCATCAGCTTGTTTAAGCAAGGTTTCCATCTGTTGCTTTAACTTTTCAAGGTCTGCAATGTAAGTCGTATTGTAAACCGTACACTTTAAGCTGTCTCTAACTTCAATGTAGAAGTCAGTAGTTGAATCAATCTTCGACCCATTAGATTTATCAATAATGTCAAACCAAGCCGTACCTCTTGCAGAATGAACTTGATCGTGTAACTGATAAGTAATATGCCCTATTCTTTCATCCACGATTTTGACGTTATCATCTGAAACAAACTTATTACCATCTTTATTTTCATTAAAGACGAGAGATTTATTTGTTAAATCGTATGGTGTTCCGCCAGGATTGAGAATAAACGATTCTAGTATTTCACCTTTATCACTATCTCTTACCTCCACTCGACTTAGATTGGTTGTTTGTTTGTTCGTGCTGAGCGTTACTGCTTGGAGCATTCTGTTCGCCTCCTTTCAACTGATCCCGCATTCTAATTTCATGTTGTAGTTCCTCAATCACAACATCTTTTCTGAAATTTAAAAGCTCTAACCGAGCAATTTCGTTTAGAGCTTTTGTTAAAACAGCATCATTATTCATTTATTTCACCTCATATCTAATGAATTCGACCACCACGTTGTTGACGTATCCAAGCAATGTCGGAAGCATATAAGTATTGATTTCCAATCCTGAGCACTCCCCAATTTTGATCCCAATCAAGAGCAACTTTTTCTTTGCCAGGTGCTGTGCAAGAAAAGCCATGGTCGCCCGACATAACTGCAACTTTTCCATCGCCACCAATTGAACGAATGTAAGAATCCCCATCTACTGTGATACCTTCAAGCTTAACACCTGTGATCGTACCACCAGTAATTCTTTCAGCAATTAGCCGACCTTGACTGTCTATGGCACTTCTAGCAACTCCATCGCGTCCAACGTATTCCAAGCCTTCAGCATTAAATCGGAGATAACCTCCTCCATTACTCAAAGCTCTTAGTTCAGTTGGCTTCTGCCAGTTAGGATACGCAGTGATTTCACCACCGCCACCACCGGCAATCCAGTTGTGGACGTCTTGAACCGTCGTGTTTATGGAAGTAATCATGCTTTGCAATCGATCATAGCTATCTCTCCAAGCTTGATCGTCAATACTAAGTTGCCTAGTTAATTTAAGCAATCCCGCTTTCTGGTCTTGATCCTTTTCTTCCATAACTTGCTTTAGTTCCCCAAACAAGTGAGTTGCTCTCTTAGTAGCTGTAGTCGTATTTTTAGCTACCATATTAGTTACAAAATTGTTTAAGGCATGATCATAGCTGATAGGTAATTGACCGATCGTAATACTGGTAGCAATTTCTCTAACTGGATCCCAAGTTATGGAAGTGCATTGAGCTTTTTCAAAAATTCCTACCTCATCGAATAACACACTCACATAATCATATAAGTCAACTTGAGTTAATTTTTGATACTCGCCTTGCATTTGCTCATATGAAACAGTAAGCGAAATATTTGGGTAACCGATCCTGTATTCTTTCATATAAGCTTTAGCAACTGCTAGCAACTTGTTCTTATCATTACCAATTCCATAAGAAGATAAATCTACTGCTTGCACTCTCAAAGGTGCGTTAGTAATCCGTGCATATTCAGAAACTAGCACTGTTTCGTCTAATTCTAAAATTTGTTCTGATACCTCAGGCTCAGCATTCGAATCATCTTCACCTGGTGCTACATCTGTGGCATGAGCGAAACTGAAGAAATCTGAATTAATCCATTGATTAGTTCCAACTTCATAAAAGGTTTTACCTTGACTAGTTGACTGCGCTGTAATTCTTAGTAAACTACCTAAGCTATAGTATTTTCCGGTTGGACTTATACCACTTGGATCACTATATACAGGAACTTGTGCAGTTTGCTGAATATTAGCTTTTTCTGCATCATCTTCTTTATATTCAACTGTTCCAGGTTCTTTAAAGCTAACATTATCGCCAGATTTAACCCAAAGCTGATGGCCATTCTGCTGACCAATGTGATACCACTTAGTGCCTTCAGAGTCAGTTGAAATATCATAAATCGGATATTGACCTTTATTATTCCAGCTAATTACGTTTCCTGTCCCACCAGGACCCGACATCACTGTTACATTACCGTTAATGCTTAAACGGCCATAGGCTTTTTGCGTTGCATAGTCCCCAGTCTTTGATAAGACAAAATATTGAGATGAAATCCATTGCGTATCTCGATTGCCTAAATTGTACCAAACAGTTCCATCGATATCTTTAGCCTTCCAATAAATCTTATAGCTAGAGCCATTATTCAAGTATTGTCCGCTCTTATGACCTCCAAAAGGTGAAGTATAAAGTGGCACTTGACCAGGACCTGCGTATGAAACCGTACCAACACCGTCATTCTTAACAATTATGCCTTGAATATCATCACCCACTTCAAGAGTTCCCTGAGCAGTGATCTTATTAACTACATAGTTACCTGACTTGTCAAATGTAATCAAACTGGCTTCAACCCAACCACCTGTATCAGTCTTATACCAGATATCATTATTGAGCGTTTGCTTATCAGTCTTCGCAACAAACTTTAAGTATTCGCCATTCCTGATACTGTTTACAGGGGTGTGTCCTTTATATGGGGTACTAAAAAGGTTAATTGTACCGTTAGCCAAATATTGAACTGTGGCTTTTCCATCAAATGGTTCTCCGTCTGGCTGTGGTTGTTCTTCAGGAGAATAGGTAACATAGGGCATGATTGCATTGTAAGTGTCACTAATTGTTTCATCCCTAGTGATTGACTGCATATTACGACCATACTTAATTACTACTCCTTTATCTTTACCTGCATGTTTCAGCATTGTTAGATAATAGTTATTAAACCTAAATTCTCCATTGTATAAAGCTTCCATTGTGTTAGTGGTTTGATCCCCAGCTTGGTCAGCTCCAAAAATAGCAGCATTAGCATTACCTAACTCTTTAAAGTTCCAGCCTAAGTTTGCAACGGTAGGAATATCACTAGCAAAACCTAACCCTGAAACAGGCCATGCCAAAGCATCGCTAATTAAATCAAATGCTCTATTCGGCCCAGCATGTGCTTCACTGATATCCTTTTTGAGAGGAATATTCGATAAATCAGACCAGACATGATTAGCAGTAATTGAAATTGAAGTCATACTCTTAGATACGTCTACAATTCTAAATTGTTGATTTCTTTCATCATCTTCTAGTCCCATATCAGCCACAATTACCATGCCCTCAGTTATGTCTTTGCTTAAAGATGCATTAATCGGATAAGTCATTGCTAAAGTAGGTATCTGATTTCTATTTTTAGTAATTGAAATAGTAAGTAAATCCTTAAGTGATCCCAGACCTTCAGTATTAAAGTCAGAAATATATGTTTCATAAAGTCGAGGAATCATACAATTGCTCGCCTCCATCTTGGTTGATATTCAAACTTAGAATAATTACCTGATAGTGAAATACTATTTTTACCGGGTATTAATTCAGGGTACTCATGATTTGGCAAGATTGCTCTACTAGTTCGCAACTCTGTCATTGATTTGTAAACCAAACATTTCTCACTATCTATAAATAATTCATTATCTATATCTTTAAATTGATAAGCTAAACCATTAATCGTCAAAGTAAAGTCCCCATTACCTACGATATGAAAAATAGGTAGTGAATTCCATTTAGTAGGATTATAAACTGGACTACTTGGTACGTTTTGATAATTAATAGCTTCATCATTAATTAAAAAAGGTTTGCATGCTAAGCTCATAGTAACGTTAGCCCAAGTTTCATTAGTTGGAGTAACAACAGGGCTTTCACTTACAAAAGCTTCCCAGTGCCAGCCTTTAAACGGTTCAAAGTAAAATGGCTCATACTTTACAAATTTATCTTTACAAGTCAGCCAGTCTCCGAAGTCCATGCCCCAAGTAAACCAATCTTTATAGAAAGTCGGGCGCTGAACAACAAAAGTAATTTGTTGGGTTATGTCTGTATAGCTCAAATTATCATTGATATATGAACCATTTACTCCCACAACTGACGTAAGTGAAACATTCCGTTTGGTAGTAGCTTGAACTAATGGATAAACTACCATAGCACCATAGTAATCAGAACCTGTTCCATGATAAATTAATCTACCTAATGACACTTATACCCTTCTTTCTATTAATTGAATTCAATCGCATTCTTGCATTTACAACTTCGGTAATTGAATTACCAAAAGCTTGTTTATCTACATTTATGCTAGTTTCAACTGTTGCGGGAGCTGTAAGAATAGCAGTAAGTAAATCGATAATCTTATCAAGCTTTTCGCCTAAACTTCCAGTATTCACAGTAGTTGGTTGAATATTGTCTCTAGCTGCAACAATTGCAGCAGTCTTGCCAAGCAATTCGTAAGAACGACTAGATTTAACTGCTGATAATGGAATAGCCATTTCTAGTCCAGCTTCGCCAAAAATAGAAGGTTGGTTAGCAATTCCACCATTTGCATATCTTGCATGACCAGTTGGTCCCCAACCTGCTCCAAAGTGAATATCATTGCGCCAATTAGAATCATTGAATAAAGCAAGCAATTGATCCCAGCCATGATAAATATTTCCATGGCCTCTAACTTTATATGCATTAAAAGTTCTTGTCTTATATTGCAATAATCCACGAGCTGGACCAGAACCGTCACCATCTGGATCAGCTCCTGGCTGTACAGCGCTAGGATTGCCTCTAGATTCACCAGCAATCATTGAAATAATCTTTCTGATTTCTGTTGGAGTAACTGAGGTATGCATTGTTTCAGCAGCCTTTTTAATGTCTTCGCCCCAACGATCAGCACCCATACCAGCAGGATCTTTTGCATCAGCTGCAATGCCAAACAAATCTCCAATTTTACTAATGAATTTAAAAAAGCCATCCATACCAGGTAGCCCTTTAATAAACTTCTCTAAGTTAGAGTTTGCTTTAACATTGCCGCCTCCACCTTCAGTTTTTAACCCTGGAACGCGACGATAGCTTACTTCACCCTCGTGGAAGTCTGAAACATTAGCCATTCCAATACCAGAGCTTGGATTCATAGCTGACCATACTTTACCGTTGCCAGCATAAACACCAACGTGGTTTCGTCCACCTGGTCCAAAGAATACTAAGTCTCCAATTTGTGGATCTTTAACTCCACGTGAAGAAGAATATTGGTCGCCTGAATAGTGAGGAAAACTCTTACCAAAGGCCTTCTCTAATGCATATTTAACTAATCCTGAACAGTCGAATGCATCTGGACCTTCTGCACCCCATACGTATGGTTTGCCTTTACCATATTTTTCAACTGCTCCAAGCAATCCACCTTCTGCTTCTCCATCAAGAGAACTAGATACCATATTCCAAAGAGTTTTCCAAAAGGCACTTACTTGTTTCTTACCTTTATCAAATCCTTTGGTAATCATAGTATGAAATGCACCACGAGATAGGCCTTTAACACCAGTCCATTTAAAAATACCATCTAAGTACTTTTGTGGACCAGAGACAATCTTTTTAGCTAAATCAAAGAACTTCTTCATGCCATCCATAGTGTTCTTAGCCCATGAACCAATGCCACCGAAGAAGTTACCTACGTTCTTGCCAATATTGCTAAAGAAACTACCAATACCACCATTTGCAAAGCGAGCAATCCCCATAGCATTCATTAAGTTCTTAGTATCAGTTGCATTAAGAATTTCATCACCAGGCATAAGCATTGTAGTAGTATTTCGACCTTGGAAAATACCAAACTCTCCAGTTGTTGGACGATAAAGAGCTTCCTTATTGCCAGTTTCTGGTGAATCATTACCATCATTAACCATTGCTAATGTTGGTTCAGTAATCGCTCTACGCTGAGATCCAAAATAGCCAGTACCAGTAGCAAAGTGGGGGAGCTTTTTGACAGTAGAATGACCGCCACCGAAGAAGAAGATTACATCGTTAACGGCACCAATACCGCCATTAACAATGTCAATTAACCCATTCATGGCATTCTTACCAAGCTTTTGCATTGACTTCCACATGTCAGAAAAAATATTCTGAATACCTTTGCCTAAGTTAGACCAGCCTGTTCGCCATTTTCTATTAAAGCCATCAAACCAGGAATGCATATTACTTCCCCACTTTGAAGCGTTTGACTTCATATCTGACCATTTTTTAGCTGTATCACGCTTAATTGAATCCCATTTATCAGCAAAATTATGGGCTATTTTATGCAATTGATCTCCAGTAGTCTGTTTTAAAGCATCTAGCATATTGCCATGATTCTTCTTTAAGTTTTTTTGGAAATCATTAGAAATATCAGTTACATAACTATGGTGTTTCAACCACTCTTTGCCAGATTTATCCCTATACTCTTTATCTTGTCCTAAAAGTTTTTTCGTGCCTTCACTAGCTATTTTTTTGGAGTTTGTCCAAAAATCTCCCACTGACTTATGAAGATTGTTCCAATGAGAATCCCATGTCTTTTTTGCATTCTTAGACCAAGATTTAAAGCTTTTTTGTAAAGACTTAGTCCCTTTATCATAATTTTTCTTGGTATTCTTAGACCATTTGGAAACAGCTTTTTGAGTATTTTTCCAATGATTATTCCAAGATTTACCAAAATCTTTAGTCCATTTCTTAGTCTTCTTTTGAATATCTTTATAAGCGGTTTGGAATAACTTACCCTTTTGAAAAGCTTTAACGTACTTGTTCTTAGATAACTTCTTAAAGGTATCGCCAAAATTCTTGTAAAACTTCTTAAAGAAGTTGTGACCATTTTTCAGAAAGTTATCGTAGCCTTTCTTAATATTAGGTCCAAGTTTCTTTATAAAGTTCTGTGAGTTTTTAACTGTTTTATCTAAGTTTTTCTTAGAATCTTTACCAAATTTTTCAAAGCCTTTACCAACTTTTTTCCAGTAATCATTCCAAGCTTTTTGCTGTTTCTTTTGGTTTTGTTCTCTAAGCTTATCAATTTTTTGCCATTCTTTTTGAGATTTTTGGTTAGACTTTTTAATGCCTTTCCACCAAGAATCAATGCCCTTGCTCATCTTGCCGAAAGCATCTTTAGTAGACCAGCCTAAGTTTTCAAGCGACCAGAAATTTTTAGGCGGCTTTTTAGATTTCCAACCATTCAAAAATTCTTTGGTTGCTTTACCGCCCCAGCCACCAGCTACCTTACCAATCTGAGAACCGATTGCTGCACCAGCAGGACCACCAAAGAATAAACCAATACCGCCACCAATTGCAGAACCTATTCCTTTTCCTGCATCTTGGTATTGCTTCATTGATCCTTTCTTATCTTTGAATGCTGAAAGGATAGATGAACCAGCATCTAAAGCAACCCCCACACCTGCTGCACCAGTAGCAACTTTACCAGCTGTTGACAAGCCACCAAATCCACCAGCAGATTTTAAAGATTGAAATGCACCGCCAAAAGACTTACCAGATAACGCATTGCCAGCTAAAGATTTAATTTTGCCAAAAACAGTTGAAGCAGTAGAACCTAATTTAGCTAATGCGGCTTCTGGTCCTTTCAGTTCTTTAATTGTATCTAAACCCTTAAAGCCTGCATGAAGTGCCTTAACCCCTTTATAAGCTTTAACACTACCACTAGCAATTGAAAATAAACCACTTGTAACTGGTTTCAAAGTCTTAATTGCTGCAATAGCAATAATTGCCTTAGAAATCCATTGAATCGCTTCTTTATTTTTAGCTAAATTATCTAATACCACTCTTAATTGTTTCAGAGGGTCTTTCGACTTTAAAGCATTCTTACTAGTTAAACCAAAGGCTTCAGCAATATCAACAATTATTTTAGAAAGAGTCTTCCAAGTATCTATTGCAATATCTTTGGTAATGGACATAAGATCAGACCCAATACCTACAATATCGCCTTTATGCTTGGCAATGTAGCCTAATGCTTGCATTCCAAGTTTAGCAACTTTTTGAATTGCTACACCAAGCATTTCAGCACCATCTTGTACTGGCTTTGACTGCATTAAGTCAGCTAACTGTTGCATTCCTGATGTCTTCGCATCAAATAATGGTTGGGCCATTTTAGCTTTTAAGCTATTCCACGAATCCTGCATTGACTTTGCAGCTCCGCCTTGGGTTTTTCTAAAAGCTTCAAAAGCCTTACCACCATCTTGACCAGCTTTTTCAACTAACTCTTCAAATTGTTTAGTTGACATTTTGCCAGAAGCAACCATCTTACCAAATGCTTCTTCTGACATTCCAGCTGCTTTAGACAAAGCCGCACCTAATCCCGGCGCTTGCTTACTCATTCTTTGCCATTGCATTGCTGAAACTTTAGAGCCACTAAGAGCCCTAGCCATCGCACTTGATAGCCCAACCATTTCTCCAGAAGTCATCTTAGTCGCATCCCCAATGGTTGCAATACTTTTAGACAAAGCTAAAGTATGCGACAAATTACCATTAGTTAAACGATTCATATTTAACTGTAGCTGATGAACTTCGTCCCCAGTCATTGCAGTATTAGACTTCAAATAGCCCATTTGATCTACTAAGATCTGAGTATCATTTTTATTTTTACCTAATCCAGCCCACTGTGCTCGAACTTTACCAATTACACCATCAAGCTGCATACCTGATGTAATAGTTGACTTTAGTCCAGAAGTTAATGAACTAAAACCCGAAGAAACAGCATTGCTTAAAAGATTTGCACTAAAAATCTTTTTAAACAAAGAATGCGTCTGTTTAGCTTCTCCATTGACTCCAGTAATTTTAGATTTAAATCGATCAAAAATTGATGGATTGGCTTTCTTCATCTCTGAAGATAAGCCCGACATTTCAGATTTGGTTTTAGCTAAGCTTGTGGCTGTCTCATCTACACGTACCTTCTGACGTCTATATGCTTCACTAGATTTACCAGCTTCAGAAGCAATCTTAGATAATTCATTAGATTGAATTTTGTAAACTTGATTTAGTTTGTCGTATTCACGTGATAAACCAGATAATTTAGCCTTATTAGCTTCCTCATGCTTGCCTTCTGCTTCAAGTCTTCCAACATAAGCATTACTTGACTCAGTAATTTTTCTAAGTTCGCTTTGTGCGCTTGCTAATCCTGACTTGTAGTAATCAAGCGAGTTACGAGCTTTTTCTTGTTGCTGACTTAATTTAGCAATTCTAGTAGTAGCATTAGCAACATTACGTTCAGCAGTAGCAATTTCTTTTGAATATCTTTCGTATTCGTTGCGACCCTTTTCTGTAGTTGTATCAACTTTGGCTTGAGCTTCTTTTAAGCTGTTTAATTCAGATTTATTGCGTTCTAATAAAGACTGTTGCTTCTTTAAAGTATCGCCTAAACCTTCATATTTAGCTTTAGCTGCACCTAATTGATCCCCAGCTGACTTTAATTCAGCAACTTGTGCCTTCCATGCACTAGTAGCAGATGATACTTCATTCTTTAAAGATTTAAGCGTTTGAATCGGCTGTTCGCCATCTAATGATATTCGTGTATTAAAATCTCCAACCGGAATTTTACCTGCCATTATTTACCTCCTTTCTAGTTTTTCCTTGCGCTAATTGACTTAAAGCATATTCACTAGCATCTACTGGGCGTTCTTTACGGCTTTGGGCTTCCATAATTTGTGCCCAACGATCTGTATCAAATGCTTCTATTTCATTAGGCGAAACATGCCCGTTAACAATTGCATCTTGTTCAGTGTAGTCAATATCTTCAACAAATTCTGACCAGAACTTATTTATCTCCCACAGAGTTACTTTTCTTATCAGATTCAGAAGCCTCCGAATCTTCTTTAATATCCAAAATGGCAAAAGTTAATTTCTTAGCTACTTCTGCAATAGCATCAGTGCTTAAATCGCCACTTTCAAATTTTTGCTTTCTAGCTTTAGTATTAATGCCTGCTAAATCTTCAATAAAAGCTAAATATTTTTCAGTGATTTTTAATTCTGTTCCAGCAGTTAAAGTAACTTGATTAATTTCAGGACTAATTGCCAAGGCCACTGATTCAACACGCATATCCCAGTAATCAGGATCAATAGAACCAAATCCAGTTCCATATTTGTCTTCTAATCGTTCTAGAGTCCGTTCATCTTCCGCCTTGGATTTATTAAGCTTTTGCAAAATATTCATGTCACGAACTGCACTTGAAAACTTACGTTGTGCATCTAATTGAATTTGGGAAATATCCTTATTAAGTTCACCAGCTTTACGCTTCATTCCAAAACTATGATCTACTTCAATTGAACCTAATCCTAATTCCTTTGCATCTACAGTTATTTGAGTCATTATCTAAATTCCTTTCATATAAAAAAAGCAGGATTCGAACCTGCTTCATTTGTTCCTACCTCTCCCACCCTGCTCTTGCTAATGTCCAGTTCCAGGTCCAGCCGGCGTAGAGGCCTGTTGAAAGCCGTCAACAATATAAGCCAACATTGCTTCCTCATTTTTCCAAGCCGGATCACGATCAGGATCTCCAACGAAAATTTGATAAAGCAAATTGTCAGTTGGGCGTGCTTGTGGAGTAACAGTAAATATATCGTGAACAGTTACTGGAGAAGCTGCATCAGTTTGCATGTTTACACCAGTACCAGGTGTGAATGTGCAGTAAGGGAATGCATAGTATACTGGAAATCCATGATTTTCAGAAATTGCAATATAAGCACCTTTAAATAAGCGTTTATCTGCGCGCTTATAACCACCATGAGTTTCATCTTTATACATGCCTTGCAATAATGAACTAATATCAAAAGGCATGTCGTTCACTGCTAAGGTTGCAGAAATATTTTCAATACCAACTTCACTTTCGGCAACGGTGTTAGATCCATAAACTTTTTGAATAGTCGGATTTAAACCTGTGATATTACTTTGAGTAGTACCTTTAGCAGTTTGCAGATCGGCTTGAAAAATACCTTGTGCTTTGTATCGACCATACTTCTTAAATTCATCAACGCTCTTTAATCTTGCGTTATCGTCTTCAGGAGCAATTAATGCTCTTGCAAAACCGTTTAATTCCATTAGGTTAAATTCCTTTCATAATTACGTAAAAAATGAAGGGTGAGTATATTCTCTCCAGTTTCTGGATCAAAACCTTCATCAGGTCCATATGTCACTCTCCATTTGGGCACTAAAAAAGACACAATTGAGTTTTTGATTGTGTCTAAATTAGCTGTTTTATTTTCATTTCCAATAAAAACTTGGACTTCTATTTCTTGAACTTCCACAGTGGGGATGTTTGAACCATAACCGGCATAGCTTCCAATAACTGGAGTGATTAGCAAATCAGTTTTAGTGTTATCAATTTTCCCTGTTATTCGCTTTTTATAGTAACGATCTACGCCGGGCACTTTATTTAAAATAGCTTGATATGCGTCATTTATCGCTGTCATGGTTCATCACTTCCTTATATGCTTTCAATTCTGCCTCTTCAACTGCTCTTTTAGCTCCTTGTTGGGCCTTATCAACAAAATGCATATTAGCTAATTCTTTATCAGACATCTTATGCTTACCGTTGTTAATGATTTTTGCTAAAAAATCATAATATTTGCCTTCAAAGCCCACATCGGTATCGCCCGTATGCAATTTATCAGCAGTATAACCAGATTTATATGTAATGCTGTCCTGTAAGTGTTTAGTCTTTCGATGCCGATTATGATGCTTAGCATTAGCATGACCCGCAGAGCGCCCTCTTCTATAGATTTCATTACTTCGTGGCGTGTGGTCGTGCAACACCTGACTAAAAGTTTCGGCACCTGCTCCTGTTATCTTGGCCTTATCTTCAGGCGATAACTTCATACTCTGCTCTACTGAATCAATCCAATTATCTAAAAACTCTCCCATATCTTTAGCCATGATCTTCAACCTTCTTAACCGTTACTAAATCATAACTTGTGGGAGAGTTCTTTTCATCTGGATTTATATGAACAACCTCATACATCTCGCCATTAACTATAGCTCTTGAGATTTGATCCCAGAAACTATCTAAGCGATGACGAACTGCATACATTCGCTGGTCAGCTAAATTAAGCCCCTGCGCTTGAATAATTTGAGTTGTATTCAAAGTATAAGGGATTGCTAAAGTCGTCCACAGAACGGTTATTGTAGGCTTGGGATTATCGTTTTGGTCGTATTCTGGTTCATCAGATTCTTTGCCAAACTCAATTCTCTGAGTCTGACGACTGGGATTTAGTATTCTGACCATCTTGATCCTCCAATTCTTTAGCATATCTTCCTCTTAATTGACCAATAATGGCATTCGTCACTATGTCAACATTAACTACAGCACCAGAAGTAATACTTACTGGATTTTGCACATAAGAAGCAGCTAAAGCATTACAAACTAACGTATATAGTGGTTTATTTTCTTCAGAAATATAGAAGTCTTTAACATCAGTACCAATTGCATGCTGAACATAACTTTCAGCGGCAATTAAGGCGTTTGACATTTTATTCTTTAAACCATCGTCTAAAGAATCATCTTCATCAAGATATCCTAATGACCTCTTAAGGCCATCAGTGATCTTAAGATAAGTGGCCATTAAGAATCACCTCTAACTATTTTGAAGTAGTTTGCTTATCAGTATCAGCAACACCTTTGGCTTGATCTGCAACGGTCTTAAATGATGCAGCAGCAAAAGCTCCATCATCAATTAATTCAACATCGAATCGATCAATGAAACGAAGCTTAGTACTGTCGCTTTCAAATGAACCAGCACCAGTATTAGTAGTGTCAATTTGCATTTGTTGACGGTCAAATAAAGTAATTCCTTGCTTTAAGTCGCCAAAGTAAAGAGGGTGTGAACCGGAAACATCTGGCAACCACTTATCAGCAATACGAACTACAGGCTTGCCATCAATCATGTACTTATCTGGATTAGTTACATCTGGCTGCATTAAGTAGCGACCTTCTGCATCCTTTAATTTACTCAAAATGTTATATCCAGATTGGTTAGTGATAAAGCTTGAACTTGCTTCAATTGCTGGATCAAGAGTGTTGTTTTCTAAGTCCTTAATGTCATCAAACTTAGAAATAGTTGGCTTCTTAGGAGCTTTGCCCATAACTTCAAGAATCTTAGCATTACGAGTAATAACGTCTTTTCTAGCTACCCAGTTAACTAACCATTGAATGATGTTGTCTACAGTATCCTTTAATAAGGTGTTAGTTACAGTAGTAATTCCAGCGTAACGATGAATTAAGTATTTAATTACTGTCAATTCTGGATCGTCATTATTGCCAATGATTGCAGTTTCGTCATCTAAATCTTTCAATGGCGTAATATCGTTCAATTTTTCGTAAACTCGTGAACCATGAGAAGTAGAAACATTTTCAACATTGACTAAGCTTTCAAGAGATACAAATGAACGCGTTAAGGTTCTAATTTGTAATTGAATATCTTCTGGAATAGTCAAACCTGCATTTCCAGCACCAGTAGTTCCAGATGATACTAAATTCTTAAAATCTGAAACAAATTGGTCCTTAATTGCTTTAATATCAGCTTTACCATCTTCCTTTACTGGCAATGGTTTCTTATTAATTGGTTCAGCATTCAAGTTAGCTCTAGCGTCTTCATAAGCTGACTTAGCTAATTCTTGATTCATCTTGGCATTCTTTAAACTTTCATTTAACTTGGCAACTTCATCTACAGAGTGGGAAGATTCATCTTTACCAAGATCAACAACAATTTGTGCGCGCTTATCTTCTAAATCTTGTACCTTTTGACCTGCCATATCAAACGCGTCTTTTAATTGATTGATATTCATTAATCTTAATTTCCCTTTCCAAATAAAATAGCCAGCTTCTTTTGAAGTTGACCATTATTCTTTTTATCTTCTTTTGGTAGAGGTTTAACGACATTCTGGGTCGATTGATTACGAAGTAAATTCTTAATTTTATTGATCATATCTGGCTTTACTGATAGAGAACCATCTGCATTTACTAATGCAGGCTGTTCTTGATCTTGAAACATAATCTCGTCCGCAAAGCCTTTATCTACGGCCTGTTTAGCATTCATCCAAGTTGTATTGCACATTAATCTGTAAACTTCTTGCTTGTCTAAGCCCGTGCGTTGACTATACAGATCAACAAATGATTTATCTAGTGAATCTAAAGCATTCAATGCACTAGATAAGTCATCGCTATTACCCATTGAGATTGTAGAAGCTCTATGGATCATCATTTGAGCAGTTGGCGACATTTCGACACGATCAGCAGCAAGTGCAATCCATGAAGCAGCAGAACAAGCTTGACCAGTAATCTTCGCCGTAACTCTTCCTTGATACTCTTTAAGTGCAGTATAAATTTCACTTCCTGCGTCCACATAGCCACCAGGAGAATTTATTTCAAGCGTCACGTCTGATCCATCTGCGTCATTCAAAGCTTGCTTAACAGCCCTAGGATTAATACTCTCATAGCCTAAGTAATCATAAACGTCAGCGTAATCACTCGGAATCACTTCCCCGTTCATCTGAATTGTTACCATCATCATCACCTCCCTCTTGTTGTTGAATTAGTTGAATTGCTTGTTGTGGTTTCTTCTCTGGATCAGGTAGATCAGTAGGTAAATATCCTGAATTTTGCAAAATAAATTGAGCTTGATTGCCAGCTATTGTTCCACCTTTTACCAAGTTAGAAATAGTACTTGCGTACTGATCTCCCATTGTGTCAATTGCAAAACGGATATCTGCAGATATATGAGCATGAAGCTTAGAATTAAGTTCGCCAATAATTGCTTGAACATATCGATTAAGAGATTTCGCATACTGACCACTAATTTGAGTAATTGAAGATTGCTGATCCCCTTGACCGTTTAGGTAACTGTCGGGAACTCCATAGACTTTAGCAATTTGGTCTCTAGTCCAATCAACTTGATTTAAAAGACTAGCAATATTGCCTTTCATTTCTAATGGCTTGTATTCTTCCAAAGCATCTATTACTACTGGACCATCTGACTCATGGATTTGTTTAGAAATCTCTTTTGATCTAGCAATTCTGGTTTTTGCATCAAGTAAACCACCATGTTGAATACTTAAGACAGCACTTGCAGTAACTGACTGCTTTAAAGCCTTTAAAGTCAATTGATTAGAAGCATCTTTGATCTGCTGTTCATTGACTAGAGCAGAGAGTGGTGAGACACCAGTTTTACCGCCATTTTTAGAAAGCAAGCGAATATGAATTACATCAGAAGCTGATACATTTTCCATATATCCGATTGATGGTTCATCAAAATTAATGTTGTAGATTAATCCTGAGCCATCTTGTAATAGCATTGGTTGCACTTGCGAAGGTCTTAAATACTCCCAAGATAAATCAACGCCATTTGCATTTTTGTGCCTATAAGCGTAGCAATTTCCATCTAATAAGAGCTGTGCAAACATCCCTTGCCAGAAACTATAGCCATTAGTGGTTACGCTCGGATTGCTAATAATTGATTGAGACCTATCAGAATCAGCCGTATAGCGAACCATAGCTAAATCTCCTGATAATTGCATAATCAAAGAAAAAATATCAGAGTTCTTTAATGCAGTATCAGCAGAAACATATTTTTGAGCTTCCCCACCTGTTAAAAAAGTCACCCAGTCAGGATCATTTAAGGAAAAGCCTTGAGAGTGAGATTTATTTAGTTTAAGCAGAGGCATTAGCTACCACCCCCTTTCTCACCGCCTGCTGCGATAAGCTCCACTAAATATCCAGAAATTAAAAAGGCTACACCGCCAACGATGTAACCTAATGGTTCATTAATTTTAAAAGCTCCAAAAGTAATTCCCGCAAGTCCCGTAAAGTAGAAAATTACATCAATATACTTCCACAGCTGTTGTTTTAATTTAGTGACCAGCGTGCTCACCTCCTAGTAGTCCTGAATTAGGATTTTTAAACCAATCCAGAACTTGTTGTTCTGTCATCCTATCAATTTCAGTATCTTTATTATTTAAATCAGCATTTTCATCGAAGTAATACATCCCTTGAAATAGTGCATCAACTAACGCATCCACAACATCAATTTTCAACGTTGCCTTGTCTTTATCTACTTGAATGCCAATTTTATCAGCCTTAACTACTGCATTAAGTAAAGCCTTTTGCATTACTGGATCATTAGGAATACTTACTTTATGCGTAACAAAAAGCTCTTGCAAAAATTTAGTCGGATTCGCAAGAGCTGATGTTCTTTGCTGAATATCCATAATGTACCAGTTGGTATTTACATTAAGTGATTCGGTAATGTTTTTAACTTGATAAGAACCAAATCGATCATAACCAAAGAATTTAACTTTCAATTGGTGCTGTTCAACATAGTTAAGCAGCCATCTATAAATCTGCTCCGGATTGATAATACCCTGTGGGTGCGCTGTAATTGTGCAATATTCAGGATATTGACGATAAACAATTCCATCTTGATTTTCTTTAGTCTCAATGTTTCCTGCATGTTGCCACGGAATAAAACTGTGTTGTTCTAAGCGGAATTGGCCGTCTCCATATGGATAAACAAAACCGATAGCGGTGTTATCTGAAAACATTGAATAGTCAAAACCGATAAATACTTCTCGCCCATCAATTTTAAAATCATTATCTACAGCATCTTCAACATCTTTCAAATTAAGATAGCTTGCAATTGATTGTTTTAACCATAGATTCAAGTTTTTGTTTTGAAATTTATGAAGTGTGTTATTAAGAATTGCTTGATCTCTTTGCTTAATTAAATTTCCTGTTCTACGTTCTCTTTCTTTATCAGATAAAGCAATTAAAGGATTACTTTTAACCCAAGTTTCAGGTTTGTAAGTCTCATCTAGATCATCTTGCATCCACACAAGACAGAGAGAGTTATCTCCTTTACGTTCAAAGTCCTTTTCCATGATATTTTGCATTTTTATTTGCTCATCATGAAATGGGCTTGTTGGATCAGGATAAGCAGAACTGATTTTAATAAATTGATGATATGGAATTACCTGAGACTGACCGTCTGGAATATCTGTCAGACGGTCAAATGACTTAAGTGCTCCGGCTTCATCATAAATTGCCAAAACGTTGTGAGTGGAGTCGTATTTATCCGCTTCATAAGAAATCTTCCATATTTTATTGTTAGTTTTCTTTTGAATAATTTGGTTAGCTTGGATTTCAAGTTGAGTTTTCTTAGCTAATGTTTTAAATGGTTCAATTGAAATAACCGTCTTCATCATCTTTTTAACATAACCAAATAATTTACTTGATTGATCAGAAGTGTTAGCAGTAACCAAGAAGTCCTTATTTGTGTAGCCCAAAGTATCTACTAAGAATGCCTTACACAATTGAACGGCTGCAATTTGAGTCTTACCTTGGCCACGTCCAACTGAAATATGAATATCAGTAAATCGTCTTTCATTATTCTCATCTTTCCAACCATTAATTTGACATAAAATAAATTTTTGCCAGTCCATTAACGGCATTATTTTATGAGTATCAACATCAGGAATTACAGATGCAATTGTTAAAGCTTTATTAGCCTCTTCCACATCATAGTGATATAGAAAGTCTTTTGTGTTTTGGCGAGTTAGGTCCATTAAATGACGAAAAGCATGCAACTTTTCCATGTATCCGGTCGTTTTTTCACAGTTTAAAACAGAAAATGCGTATAAAGTTGCAGGTTCACGATATTTAGCCTTAATATCTGACCAATCAATACTTTTAAAAGCACCGATTACATCATGAGTTTGTGTAAGATCAATTTTCATGATTTAAAGAACTCCTTCATTGATTCAGCAACTGATTTCTTTTCTGTGTCTGGCTCTGAAAGTTCCATAAGCTTATTTCTAGCTTGTGGACTTAGACCCAGTTGTTTACCAATTGTATTAAGTCTTCCTAAAGAATCAGACATCATATTGTAAGCAGGATTTTTCTTGAAACCCTGAAAATCACGACTGACCACTGAACCATCTACAGGAGAGAGAGAAGTTTTATAAACCTTTTGCTGAATGCCATTTTTTTGTAAATCTTCATAAGCCTGTCTGTAAATATCATATGCAGAACAATATTGCTGAATTAAATACTCGTCTGCACGAATAATCTTATTGCTTTTATTCAAATATGCGGTCAATTTGGGCCACAAATATTTGCCGTAAGTTCCCAGCCATTTCGGCGCTTGCGTTGGAACTTTTGGTTTAGTTAAGTCAACGTTCATTAGGTTTCACCCCGCTTTCAAAAAGTTTCAAAATTTAATATTTCACGCAAGATGACGGCTATGGTGTGGCTCTTCCATTTTCGCCACTAGGCGGGGGATAAAATTGATTTAATTTTCATTTGAGTATGATCGCTCATTAAAAATTAAATCGTCTTAGATCGCAGTTATTTGTCATCTCGTGCATTCATCAATTTATTAATTATTTCAATATCCGTAATGGCTGGTACATCTTTTAAAGAATTATGTAGACCAGTACCATAATACTTCTGCTCCCAGCGTGTCTTCTTGGCATGACAGTCCCTACAACACGTTACCAAATTATCTGCATTCTTCATTCTGTTTTGATCCCATTCAATAGGAACAATGTGATCAACAATGTTTCCAGGATTTATCCGACAATATTTGCACAAGTTAAAGTCACGTTGAAGAGCGAGAGCACGAAGTGACTGCCACTCACGAGAGTGATAGAACTTATTCTGCTCTGACTTAACGGAGTTACGATAGCGAGTGACATGATTGTAATGCCAAGTAGTAGAGCGTGAAGCTTGACGCTTGCGATACTTCTCACGTTCCGCTCTATACTCTGCTTCATACTTAATATGTTTGGTGCAGTAGTAATTAGGCATCATGGCAAACCCATGACATCCCTTATACTTACACCGTCTAACTCTTGGCATTTTATCATCTCCACATAATTCTTAGAGCAAAATAAAAGAGAGCTTGCTGTTTCCATAAGCAAACTCTCCAGCGATATCGTAAGCAGATAAAGCATGTAAATTGTAAATGACCTAAATAAAAATATAACAATTAAAATTGATGCTTGCGATATCTGATGACTGATAATGGAGTCGAACCATTACCAGCCTTACATATTTATATTTAAGGAGTGGTGTGAGCATTATGTATTCCGATTTAACTCACAGTACTACTATAGCTTATATTCTAGCCGTTCGACCATCACTATTATTCCGCTAAATTACCGGTATGATTCCGGTCTTTTTTATATCGATGTAAATCAATGATTGGTTCACAATTCATATACCTTTGCCAATGATCAAAACTATCAGCAAAGAATAATTGTGCTCGCCGTCTTAACGCATTGTATTGAGTGTGACCATATCTAATTGCATCGGCTACTTGCCAACTCTCCATCTGATAGATATAAAGATCGCGCATTATTATCTTTGACATTTCGGGCAAATGATAAATTGTATGATGGATTGCTCGTATTTCAGCTTCTGCATCAAGACCACGAATTATGCTAGCTTCAGCATGATTAGTCCCATTAGAGTGACCAGGTGCTAACGATAAGCTAGGAGAACGTAAGTCAGTAAGATTACGACCAGACATTAGAATTAATTTTTCTAAGTCATCAGTTAAAAATTCGTCAACTCTATCGCACGTCTTATCGCAATCTAGTTCTTTAAATAATAAACTCACATTCCCACTCCTCAAATTCAACTTATCTATTCAGCATTTTTAATGTGATTTACAATAACTCTCAATGCATCTTCATGACGTATGAAATTAGTTGTTGCTGCATCATTAAACTTAGCTTGCTCATCATTAATTTTATCCTGTTTTTCAAATGATTTTTCTACTTCAGTTAGATATTTTTTCACTTCTAATTCTGCATCATTTAGCATTTTCTGCGTTTTTCTTTCGACATAACTATCATAAATAATTACCGGTATTAGAATTGCTGACATAATTGAATTAATGATGGTCCAAGTCAATGTCTGCCTCCTGGACTAAAGTCACATCTTTTACTGGAATATAAAATTTGCTGAATCCAAATGGTTTAGTATTTACGATATAAGAATTTGAGCCGTAAGTTATATTAGAATCCAAATCATAAAGCACATACGCGCTTGTTACATAAACAGGTAAACAAACAAGCATTTCGTTATTATTCTTCTGTGTTTGTATCAAATTTGCTACTTCATCTACATTAGCTGGACTATATGCAATTGTCTCTGGATCTTTTTCAAATCGGCGACAACATATAATTGATTTAATTTTCATTTAGCATCCCTCGTAATAGTTATCTAAGGCATCAGTAATCATAGTTTCAATTTCTTTATATCCATGTTTTTCTTTATCTTGATTAATTTTGTCTAATAAAGATTGGCTTAATTTTAATTCTCCCAGTTTTATTACTGTTTCTTTTTCTTCCAAATGTCCTTTGATTCTAATACTGATATCAAAATAAGCAGGATCGCTAGTCGCAACAATATTAGAACCCTCATAAGTAATAGACTCAATATCTTTTATCTTATTAGTAGTTAAAATTTTATCTAAACTATTTTTTAATTCATGTTTTAGTTTTTCATCTTTAAGTTGATACATATATTGTTTCCCTATTCTATAAATTCCCCACGTACAAAATCACTACACCTAGCAGAATTAAGAATACTGCTGCGAAAATCCAATCATACACAGTTAAATCCCTATTTCTTCATACATGATAAGCGCTGAAAAACTGGCACCTTCTATTTCATCAAAGAAACTACTGAATTTAATGTCAATCACATGTTTTCCTTTAATAAATTCATTTATTTGCTTATCTAAAGTACATGTATTTATCTCACCAATTGTTTTAACTTTCATCGCTCCAGCCCATCTCCCATTTTCCGTTGCCTTTGTACTTAACCAAATCATTTTTATGAGGAAGCACATAGCGTCCATTAACTTTAAATAAAAGCATTTGCTCACTTGCAGAAGTCACATATTTAACTCCAAATTTATCTTTATAAATATTTGTATCAAACGCATTTAAAATATCGTATGGATCATTCCAACCATAGACATCAGGTAAATCTTTCATATGCTTTATTTACTCCTTTTATGCCATTATTTTTGCTGCTATTCTTTTAGACCTAGTCTTAATTCTGCCAACTTGGTTCCTAGCACAACATAGCCATCTTTTTGTGCTTTAAAGTACTTAGGTAAAATTTTTAATTCATGTACTGTCATTTATTTAATTCTCCTTAATTAACCCAGCTTCTTTTAATAATCTATCTCTCCATTTTTTGTCTTTATTACAAAATGCCGTATCTTCATAATCAACTTTGTAACGGTTTTTAGCTAAGTCATACGCAACTAGTAATACTTCTTTAAAACCACACTTATCGCAAATAAATGGTACTTCAATATTATAATTTTCAAGATATTCTAAACTTTTTGATGTAGCCACATCGTTTACACTATCTCCAATATAATTTTCAGTTTTACATTTAGGACATTTCCAATCTTCGCCACTTAAAAACATTATTTTTTCTCCTTAGTCAAAATTTCATCGCTCCAGCCAAAGTGTTCTAACGCTACTTCTGCAACTTCTTTTTCAATTTCTTCTTCGGTGTAATCATCTGGTAATTCAATATCTTCGTAATTTTGTTCGCCTAAATGCGTAGCAAAATCTGGATATTCCCAATAAACTCTAATTTTCACAGTTTCCTCCCGCACATTGGGAAATAAATTGCTTGAATTTCAAAAGTTAAATTGTAAATTGCAGAATCCACATCAACCGATAAAGCTGAATCTTCATTGAAACCCATGTAAATTTGTATTGGAGTATCATCAAAACTTACCAGCGGTTCATTACCTTGACAGTATTTACATTTATTATCTGTTGCTAGCATTCTATATTTAGTTCTCCAATCTGTAAAAAATATAAATTAAATATCTTTTCGAATAATCATCGCAAGGTTTAACCTTATAGCCATCTATTTCTTTTGGTAAAGGCTCATTAGGCTTAATTTGATGCACCATATTAAGTAACTGTTTTTGACTTAGTTTAATTTTAGGATCATAGCCTTCTACAAAGGCAACTGCACTGCAAAGCATCATTCAATCACCTGCATCTCATTCTCTAATAGTCAAAGCTTCCATATAATTTTTAATTTCAGCTGGATATTCATGCGTTTTACCATATTCATTGATTAATCTTTGAACGTCAGCTCTAGTCATGTCTCCAAGATCTAAATCAGGCACAAGTTCCTTCAAGCGCCTTTCAACTAAATAATATTTGTTTAGAGTTACTGGTCGAACTTGTCCTACTTTATACGTGTCCACCCATTCCTTGAAATATTTATAAAACTTTATGTGCCTTATCTTGCTCGGCAATTATCTCACCTCTTTTTGAACTATAAATTCTTTATTTTCAAAGCTATTAATGCCTTTTTTCAAATAAATAGTCTCTGAATTATTTGCTGAATAAAAAACATTATTTGGAATTTGATACCAAAGCTTATGAATTTTGCTTAAACGATATCCTTTTAGCTTCAATAGCTCTTTGTTTTTCAACTTGTGAAAGCTTAGATCAGTATAATTGCTTAATTGCCTAGTGTTTCTTGCATAGAAGTCAATTTTTCCATTTTGGATAGCTTTAAGTCGATATCTAAGTGGAGGTCTAAGAGAGAGCCCAGCATTGCACATAGCATGTTTAACAGTAGTCGCACTGCAATGCGCTAAATGAGTTGTATCAGTGAGCGAAAAGCCTTTAGTGATACAGTCTATAATGGCATCTAGCTTTTCTGGATCAAGGCTACTTTCCCTTTTATCGTCAAAAAACATATTATTTTCACGCTGGATTTCAACTAAATCTTTATTACTATCTGGTACATTTACTAAAGAGCCATTTTTCTTTTCCACTTTGATAATTCGGTCAAGTCTTTTAAGAAAATCAATATGCCTTTTCTGATGATCTAAACTAAGATCTTCCTGATCTTCTTTAGGTAAACCCTCACGCTTTTCTTTTCTCCATGCAAACTTAAGCTCTACCATGTTCTGACCTTTCATAAAACTT